CCCTGCTCTTGCATTTGACCTGCCTTGTGCATGCAACTCATCCTGACGTTCTCGTGTTCTTAAAAACTCAAACGCCTTTATCGGTATTTGTCGTGCTTTGCATTCCTTATGCATAGCTTTCCAAAACTCAACGATCTGTGGGTGAACCCACATATACTCGTTTTCACTTTGGTCTATTACGACATGTATATTTTTATGTGCATTAACATCGACGAGGTCTAACGCAGCATCTGTATGCTTTTTGTGCGCCAGTCCTTTAAGGTATTGGATGCGGTCTAAAAACCGCACCCACCTTAAGAAACTAAGTAGCGGCCTCATCTTCTGTAACATTTTCTGCTACTTCCTCCACTACCGTTTCTTCTGCCTGCATTGCTGCTACTTGCTGCCTCAATTCCGCTAACTGCGCCCGCTCATCTTTCATTTGAGCATCAAAATGCGCTTTGTTTAACTTCATTATTTCCACCATTTGCGCAAACTCTTTGTTTTCACGTATGCGTGGCTCCAAGTTAACAAATTCTTCATCAACTGTTTTGCTTACACTTTGATCTAGGTCTGGTAAATTCACCCACACTTGGGCTTTTTTGTCTGCTTTAATTAGCACCCATGAATCTGCTTTTGCTGTATATTCGACCGACATTTTATCGTCGCCACTGGCCACAAGCTTTGCCTTGCTGAGATCGCTCGATTCTACATCTACCCATATTTCTATGGGAGAATTAGCGATGACCTCAAACGCTACGCGTCTCGGTCTGTTGCTTGGGAATGCAATAACTTCACCCGCGTTGTAATTGCTCCAGTGATCTATTACGCCCACTTTAAAGTGTTTCATAACTTTTCCTTTCTTTTTTTTAATTTTAGTAAAGTGGCGGAGGGCAGGGAGGTTACCCCTCCGCCTATCTCACTTACTTAGATATTCGATTGCTATCGACTAAGTTTGTGATTTCATCATAATCAGAAGTTGCGTCTGCCTCGATCAGTCTATCCCCAAACACAACATTTGTATCGACAGTTAAATCGCTTACGGCTGTAATCTCAAAACTGTCACTTACTTGATCTGCGAAAATCTTTTTGTGAAGATTTGTGCACAAGTAAAAATCTGTCGATAAACTTGGATCACTTGTTTCGTTAGTCCAAATTCTCGACCTTACTTCTGTATATGCATCATTCGATGGTCGGTAAAATTTACCGCCCACCAAAATTTGATCACGTTGATATTCGTGATTTAATGGCGCATACCCTAACGTCGCATCAGGCGTTGAATGGTTCGTATCAAGATGGTTTTTCCTACAAACGCTTACTTTCTCAGGGTCTAATGAGTCTCTTAGTGCTTGAGGTAGATCATCTGTGTCCGTCGTATACAAAAAATAGTCTTTTTTGCGTTCCCAAATACGCTCTGGCGCTATTTCTAGCGTTGTCATAACTACTCCACCTATTGATGTTCTTGGAGCTCTTACTCTATAGCCCAATTGCACAAACCCGTTTGTTGCTGTATCGTCAAGATTGCCACTGTCCGTTGCAAACCTTTGTGCAAATGCAAACATACCTGATTGCTGACCCAACAACATTGGTTTTTTCATCATTTCAGTTGGTACTGTTATACCTTGCATTAATAAATCGATAATATATTCATCTTCGATTCCATCGTAGGCCTGTCTCAATTTAGCAAACGCAGCCGTTTTTCTAGCCTGCTCTATATCTGCTAATGACATTGTTGTATTTCCGCCAGTCGTCAATTCTGCCCAAATATCATTCCATTTAACCGCATTATTAATTGTCGCTCCTGTTGGACTAACAGCATTAACATAAGCATTATTGCCCCCAGAAACAGCACCATAAACTGCAGTTGATGGAGTACCTGTTTCGCTATGTTGCATCCAACCTTCCGAAACCAACGGTGCCTTAAATGAAAAATTATTTAATGACACTTCGCCATCAATTAGCTTTTGGTCAAAATCGGGAACTATATGACTGTTCCCTTCATTTGGCCAAAATGCCTCAGCCAAATCATGTTCAAACTGATTTCTTTCTGCTAAACTTGTAGACCGAGCTCTTCGTCTATGATTAATAATTGCGTTATACGCTTGCACATACGATGTGTTCATATCGGCTGCGCCGTGATGAATTCCCATTGTACCATAAAAATCAGCTCGTCCGTTATCGCCAGTATCCATATCCGTAGGAGTACTGTCGGTAACTTCTGCAGACCCATTATAATATTTATTTTTTTGGAAAAAATCGACTTGTGACCCCGCTATACCATTTTCTTTGCTGTAGCTTCTGTTTAACTCTTCAATTGATCCGTTAAACTGGTCAAAAGCCAAATATGGTACAAAATACGTCATCGCTTTTGCCACAATTGCATTAACTGGTTTTTCTGATGTTTCCATCATTTCCACGGACACATTAATGTTTCCGCTAAAACCTTCTTCTCTTAATATCGGATCTGCCTTTATTGGTAATATTTTACCGGCATCTCCAGACGTTAATACTCGCCCCTTCGAGCTTCGCCGTGTTCGACTAAAACTCACCGGCATATTTGGTATTATTTCTGTTTGTCTCATTACTTTCTCCTTTTAAAAATTTTGCGAATT